ATTGCAGCCTCTCCTCTTGCTATTTCATAGACGTCTAGCTGTTTGACTTCTATTCCAGCTAATCTTAATATTCGCATAACTACATCGGTTTCTTCACTAGGGTCTAACTCGAAGTGGGTGGATGCATTAGCATTATATTGAGCTACTCCAAGTACTTCTTCGTAAGCCCATACTACTTTCGTAGGAATTTTAATATATTGTAATTCTATATTAATAGCGGCTGCTCCATCTAATACGGTATCCCCGTAGATTCTAATGCCTACATTATTCTCAACATATATAGGATAATTTTCAGATGGCTTAGCTATGGGTGATTGTAATATGTATATAAGATCTTTCCTAGATACTGATGTAGCTTCTTTGTCTTTATATACAACAGAACTAATTCTATAGCAATCAGGTGGAGTTATAAAGTTTGGAGACAAAAATGTGACATCCCCATATTCTTCAAATTTTCCTATCTTAGTTTGTAATAAATCAACCATATCCGCATGAACTGTGGAATTGCCAGGGATTGCTAAGAATGCTTCTAAATCGTAGAAATATTGTTCTAATATATCTAACTGAACGTTATTAGCATACAAATTGAATTTTTGAGGAGTTAAGTATCCTCTCTGCTCTTTATTTAAAATAGCCAGTACCTTTTGGTATACAGTATCAACGTTTATCACTATTTGTTATTTTTAGTTTGTTTTAATAACAGTGACGTTAGATGATACCTATTATAGTACCATCTAATGTCATTATTATTCATTATCCTAACCTTTTTTCTATTGCTTTATAAACTTCCATACCTTCATCTGTTTTAAAGAATGCAGCTAAAGCTGAGTAAGGATTTTCCTCGTAAGGAACAGTCATTACTTTTCTTCCAGTTGATGCCCAAGAAAATGTTCTTTGATCCGATGCTAACTTTAACATTCCAGCCTCTACGGCCTTAACCCCCAGATTTCTCAATAACACATTTTCGTCTGCGGCTAATTGTAAGAACACTTTTGCATTATTACGTGCAAACAACCTAACATCTCTTTTTAACTCCCTAGAGGTCATCTTAGATACCTTAGATCCAATCTCAACACGTAATATTGCTTCGATCATATCGATATCCATGTTAGCGGCTGCATTTTCTGCTTCGAGCCTCAAATCCATAATATCTAAATCCGCATTAGCATTTACTACTTCGTCATATTCTCTAAATAATACATTTGCAAGTGGATGATAAAGCGATAATAGCTTTTGTAGGTTTTGTTTTTGTCTTGGCACAAATAATGTTCCATCTCTAAATGGGATATGTGCTAAAGTGACGTGTCCTTCTTGCTCATCAGCAAAACACGACTTTTGGTTTGTTGCGTAACGTAATTCCCTTTGGTAACCCTTTTCTTCATCAAACCACAATAGCGGCCTTTTTCCAGTATGCCTTGAGGGCATTGTCATAAGGATAGGGGTTTTCGATGTAGTTAATACGTACGTTCTATCTTTTATTTCCCAGGTATCTTTCATTATTGGGAGGTCCACTTTAGGAGCCTCATCTTCGTAAGATACTGTTACGGGTTCTTTTACTTCTATTTCTTGTAATTTTACAGCTGGTTTTTTAACTGCTGCTTTCTTTTTTGGTGCTTGTGCCATTATGATATGATATTATAAAATTGTTATATAAAAATATGATACACCGGGGCCGATTTAGACCCCTTGTGCATCAAATATAATTTACTGACTATGCAGTTTTCTTAAGCAATACGAAGTTATTTGCTCCTTGAACACATAAACATCTTTCAGTTAACATGTCAACATTCATTTCATCAATATCAGAAGTTACTGCTCCAACAGAACCAGTTACCCATGATTTGAATCTTCTGTTATCAGCCTCAGAGGCTCTATAACGAATGTGTAAGAAAGGTCTAGAGATATTTTTCCCTAATGTTTGATCGTACACTGTAGAAACACCTGCAGGTACAACAACACCTTGGATGTCATCAGTTAAACCTCTTGTAGCAGCATCATTTAAGTATTTCCAGTCAGTTTTGTAGAAGTCATAAGAACCTCTTCTGAAACCAGAAAATCCTAAATTTAAAGCCATATCCTCAGATTGGTTAAATACACCATAAGATGTACCACCTGTACCTTAAGAATTAGCACGCGCTAACATATTATCCATGTCTAATGAAGTGTCTCTTCCTAAGAAAAGCATGTTTTCTTCAATAGCTCCTTGCTTGTCTAATTCCTTAAGAATAAGATCAAATTCTGCTAAACCGGTTAAACCAGTAGCATTATCAAAATCTTGATCGTTAAAAACTAAACCTCTACTCTCAATCGCTGAGAACATACCTTCTGTACCTCGTACAGTGAAAGTATCCCCAGTTTGTGGATCAGCCGCAGATGTAATCGCTACACCAGCTTTTTCAGCCTCAATCATTTCCATCTCCATATAATCCTCAAAACGTAAACGAGTTTCATGCTCAGACTTCAAATACCACAAGTATCCAGATGCTCCATTTTCAGAAGTAACCTCTACCCAGCCGATTTGAGCTGTGTCAGAACCGTTAATTGAATAGCGATCCTTGATTATAATAGGACTATTAGTAAACTTTTGGAATCCAGCATCTAAAGACCCTCTTTGTCCAGATGTTCCTTTTCCATGCTCAGAACCAAATACAAATACCTTTAAGTCAGGATTACCAACGGCTACAAAAGCTGCTGGCCAAGTTGCTGCGTCATAAGGAAATGCTTCAATAGTATTAGCAGTAATGCTTTTTACGAAAGCCTTCACTGTATTAACACCATCAGAAACAACTATATTCTGGTTAACTTTAATTGCGTGAGCAGTTATAGTAATAGTATTATCGGTATTGTCATTATCAGTGGCAATAACTGCGTCGTCATAAGCGACATGCAATCTACCCTGTTCTGTCCAAACAACCTCATCTGAAGCCATAGGCATCTCTGCGGAAACCATACGTAAAAAAGCTCCGATGCTACGATTACCGTAACGCTCTACCTCTTTTTCATATACCTCTGGTAAAAATTGTTTTGTAAAATTGAAATCGTTCGATCCAATTGCTAAATAGTTTCCATCGAACAATGTTTTAGTCGGCGATGGAGTTAATGATGCGGGAAATGCTCCCCCTGTTGCAAAACTCATAATTTAAAAATTTTTAGAATCAATTATTTTTGATCCTTAATTTGCCCGGTTTTACTGAATCACCGTCAACAACTCTAGCTTTAAATCCAGAAGATGGAACAGGAGCGGAACTATGGTCTTTGCGCGGTCCCATATTAATGTTCTTCTTGTTCTTTACTGAATTTTTAATTGCATCGGCTTGCCCTTGTTTATAAAAGTGTTCTGCCACTGCATCTGAGTTCATTGCTGTGAAAAGTGCTTTGTGATAACCTTTAGCATCGTTTATGACATTATCATCGCCTAAGTACTCCTTAGTAAAATTGTCAATACTAGCCTGCTTATCTTTAGTTCCTTGAACATCTTTCACATTGTAACGGAATCGTTTTTCACCAACTTTAAATTCAAAACCTTTGAATTCGTCGCCAAATACCTTTTCTGTCTTCTGTTGAAAGATTTGATTGCTCTTAGAGACTCGCTTCTTCAGCTCTCCCTGGTCTTTCTCATATCTACCGAAGAAATCAATTGCCTTCTTTTGGTCAGGAGTTAACTTAGACCCAGCTTTAATTTCATCGTAGTATTTTGTTTTATTATCTTCAATAGTCTTCTTAGCTTGAGAGATAGCTCTCTTTTTAGCTATAGACTTTTTCTTTTGTTCACGTTCTTCCGCAAACTCATCAACTGCGTATAAGTCTTCCATTAAGAAATCAATCTCTTCGGATGTTAAATCCGGCTCTTGCTTCTTATGAAATTCTTTTAATAGTTGATTTTCATCCAACTGACTTACATCCCTGTTCAACGCGACGTAATCTTCTAAGGATCCGCCTGTGTCAGTTATAAAGTCAACTAGCTTTTGTATGTTTTCCGGTAGGTCCTTGCCCGTTGCGGCCTGTTCACCTAAAGCCTCTTCTAATTCAAAAGCTTTTTCTTCAACCTCAGCCTCTTCTTCCGCCGTTATCTCTGTTAATGGCTCATCTTCATTAGTCTCTTCGACATCAGCCTCCACTTCTGCTGTTACTTCTGCCTCAGCGGTAGTTACCTCTTCCACTTCTGTTTCAATGGCTTCTTCTGATGTTTGAGGGAACGCCCTCATATCCACCTTATGAACCTTGTCCTGTTCTGCGTTCTTCTGGTCAGCTATCTCTTGTAGATCAACCTTCGTTACGTTTTCTTCTTTTTTTACTTCCATGATAAAATATGATATTATTTATATACTTAATATTACCTAGGTGCAAAGGAACCTAAGTTTATGTCACCGTCTATGACATCATTTCCAGAGGATTCAAATCCACTTCCTCCTGTGCGCTTAACTGTTTCTCTATTATCCTTACGATCTTCCATATACTTTTCTTTCTGCGTAGGCTTAGCCTTAGCTTCTTCCATCTGCATACCTAATTGGAATTCATACAACATTAGTTCTTTCTTACTTAATACTTCCTTTTGTAATGTTCTATCTTGTATTTGTTCCTGCAACAATAAAGTCTGTTGTTTAGCTTGCTCTATGGCTTGATTTTTTTGCATCTCAGCTTGAGCAGCAACCTGTTGTGTTTGAGCATTGGCTTGAGCTTGAGCTTGTATATTAGCTTGAGCAGCTTCTTGATCTTGTTCAAATTTCTGTTTCTTATATAATTTAAGCATTTGGTTAGCTGTCTTGATATTCCGTATTTCACGTATATCAATAGCGTGATCTAAATCAATTAAACCATTAGCTAAAGCAACTTGAATATTGTTTTCAAGCATAGCTTTCTCTTCTTCGTCTGGCATTAGTTCTATCATTATGCCAAAATCTCTTAAGTGTAGTTCGCTTAATTCATCAAGTATCGCGATGTTGTGAGCTCCTAAGCTTTGAACCCACTCTTCACGCATAGGAGCGTATTCTAATACATCGGACAACCTTAAGGATAAAGAGTCTACTAAATCGCTTGTTATATTTAAAGCTCCATCTCTAATGTGTCTTGTAGCTGTATTTGAATTAGCCGCCGCCATTTTCTGAACACCAACTAAAGCTCTTTCATCCGGAGTACTCCCATCCCTAGCTTCATTTAACCCGGTTGTATCCCGAATCATTTGTAAGTAATAGTTATATGTCGTTATTAATGATTGGATCTTGCCTCCTCCATTATTTGATTGTATTTCTTGTATTGGCACTTTTCCAGGGTTCATATCTCCTTCTCCTGTAAAAGACCTACCTATAATACTACCTGTTTGAAAAAACATTTTAACGGCTTCGGCTGGATTGTAATTTGTTCCATTACCCAGATCTATTTCAGCTAAACCATCTGCGTCAATATAAATACCATCTGGCGTCAACCTAGAAAGCACTTGCTGTATCTTAAGATGTGTTAATTGAATCATATTAGCAAAACCTGTAATTCTGCTAACCAAACTTTCTATTTTACCTTTATACATTCTTGGGGTGCAAATACTATAACTAAGCTTTGCATTTTGTACAGAAGATTTTGGTCTCACTTGGTTATCTGCAACCTCCCACTCTAACATCATGTCTTTACCTAAAACATAACACCCTTTCATTACAACCTCATAAGGGATACTCTCTCTTGAAAAATCCCCTTGTAAATCGGCTGGTGGATTGAAGCTACTATCTTTTTGAATAGCTCTGTCCCCTCCAGACGCTGAGGTTTTCATTTTGTAGACTTCCTCTAATACGGTTTTATACTCAAAATATAAAAGTTGTACAGAATTTGAATCAATTTCGTTTTGGGATGTTCTATTATAATAGTTATTTTGTAAGGCTCCTTGTTGTTGGATATCTTTGATATCTTCCATGGTCAGCCACGGGTATTCTTTCTTAAGTTGGTTAACATGGATGGTCTTTACTTCTCCGGCATAATATAAATCGTTAAAATAAGGATCCTCTGTATATGACCACACTAAATTAGCTGGGTCTACCCAATCCACCTTAATCCCCTCTGTTTCAGAGAAACGATCTTTCACTGCACCAATACCTATTGTTGTCAGATCATAAACTACTCTTGAATATGTTTGATCATATTTATTATCACCTAGAATCTTAGACATGGCTTCTTCTTCCGCTATTTCGCCAGTATCCTTATAATCTAACATCATGTGCAATTCAAACTCGTCATTTGATTGAGGCAATGTATTAGGGTTATTTTCTGCTAATGAGATACCAAAATTTGTTTCTGCAAATTCCGTAAGCTCTTGAGTATGCATGTCTCTTAAAAGTGAATCCATATAAGCGGATTTCTTATTAACACCAAACTCGTCTACTGAAAATGCTTTAATCTTAAACTGTCGTTCTGTAATACCATTAGCAATGATATCTACAAACTTCGGAATAATTGGTACAATTTTCCAATCAAGGTTTAAATAGGACAAATCGCCATCAATGGCTAATTCATCCT